AAAGGATTTAGGCGGTACGCAATCCCTGATACTTGTCCGAACTGTTATACTGTGGCTGATTTTTGCGAAGATTATCCACAAGGTACATATATTCTTGCCACAGGTACGCACGTTGTCACTGTAATTGATGGCAATCATTATGATACTTGGAACTCAGCAAATGAGCCAATTATATACTATTGGGAGAAAGTGAGGTAAAATATGGCTTACCCAAATTATAGTTTTCCACAATATCCACAGAATTTTTCACAGAATTTTTCACAGAATTATCAGCAAAGTTATCCGCAGAATTTTCCGCAAACACAACAAATTCAAAACGGCGGCTTTTTACCTGTCCGAAGCAGACAAGAGGCGATGGGCTATCCTGTTGCACCGGGAACGAGCGTGACATTTAAAGATGAGTCTGCACCATACATATACACAAAGACAAAAGGATTCAATCAATTTGACGAGCCTGTTTTTGATGTGTACAAGTTAACGAAGGAAGATAATATGTCTGTGAGCCCGGCAGAGTCTCATACAGAGGTTTTAAATAGTAATACAGAGAATTTACCACAGTACGCATTAAAAGACGATTTTGAAGCATTACAGAAGCTTGTGGACATATTACAGAATGAAATTGAAGCATTAAAAAGAAAACCCGCACAATCGAAAAAGAAGGAGGTTGTTGCAGATGAATAATTTTATGCAAATGTATAGCCAATTTATGGGGAATCCTATGCAGATGTTAATGCAGAAGTATAATATCCCAAAGGACATTGATGCTAATAACCCGAATTCGATTATACAGCATTTGCTTAACAGTGGACAGGTATCACAAGCACAGGTCAATGCATTGCAGGGCATGCGTAACAATCCCATGATTCAACAGTTGATAAATAACAAGCAATAAAAGTCGGTGCACAGGCTTTTATATATACCGGCTACACAATAATGAGTGTGGTCGCTGACCGCAATAATTAGCGGTAGAAAGGAGAAAATTATGGCTTTAACAGATGAAAATGGTTTTGTAACAACTATGCCGGTCGCACCTATGTACGGTGGTGGCAATGGTGGTTTTGGAGGCTTCGGAGGAGACTCGTGGGGTTGGATTATTTTACTTCTCTTATGTGCAGGCGGTGGCTGGTGTAACGGCTTCGGCGGTGGATTCGGAGGAGGCTTTGGAAACATGATGTTAGGATATGATTTCCCGTGGCTTCTGAATGGACAGAATGGAATTAACGCAAACACAAATGCAGGATTCAATCAGGCAGCTACACAGTCAGCTCTTGGAGACCTTGCAAACGCAGTAACAAGCGGTTTCGGTGACGTTCAGACTGCATTATGTGGTGGATTCGCAGGAGTTAATGCTTCAATTAACGGAGCGCAGAACGCTATTGCACAGCAGTTGTATACAAATCAGATCGCAGACATGGAGAGAAGCTTTGCGGCACAGACTGCTGTTAGCGGTGGTATTCAGGGCTTATCTTCACAGCTTGCTCAGTGCTGTTGTGATAATCGTCTTGCTACATGCCAGACACAGAACATCATTCAGAACGAAGGCAATCAGACACGATTCGCAGATGCGAACAACGCTAGAGATATCGTTCAGACTATATCTTCTGGCAATCAGGCAATTCTTGACAAATTATGCCAGCTTGAATTGGATGGTGTAAAACAGAATTATGAGAACCGCATTGCAGGAATGCAGAATGTGATTGATGGCTTAAGTGCGCAGGTGAATGCTGCCGATAGAAGAGTGGCTATGGGAGAAGAGGTTGACGCTTTGTACAACAGACTTTCTAATTGCCCCGTACCAAGTGTGCCTGTCTACGGTAAACAGAACATCTTCACCTGCAATCAGAATCAGGGTTGCGGTTGCGGATGCGGTAATTTCTAGGAGGTGTCGACTTATGGCAGAGTTTACGAAGAACGAAGTGCAGACAGTCAATGCGAATCAGCCTATCACGCTTAACACAACAATTGGCTGTCCTAAAGGCTATGTATATCACAGAAATGGTAGTGGTATTGTAACTCTCCGAGGTGCTACACCTAATTGCTTTGCGAGATACAGTGTCGAATTTAACGGAAACATTGCAATTCCGTCAACAGGAACAGCAGGTCCGATAGCAGTAGCACTTGCTATTGACGGAGAGCCTGTTCTGACAAGTAGGGCAATCGTCACACCCGCTGCCGTTGCAACAGACCCTCCGACAACGGAGAACTTCTTTAATGTCACAAGTACAGCGATTATCAATGTACCAAAGGGATGTTGCTTCAATGTTAGCGTGGAAAACGTATCAGAAGGTGCTACACCAACAGATGTTCCGCCACAGATACTTGTTCAGAACGCTAATTTGACTGTATCACGCATAGCATAGAAGGGAGGTAAAGGCAAAATGGCAAAAATGGAAGAATTAAAAGAAATGCTCTGTGAGGAGCTTGATAAGATCACAAAAAAAGGCGAGCTTTCCGCAGGAAGCCTTGACGTTGTAGACAAGCTGACACATTCAATCAAGAGTATTGACACCATCATGGCAATGGAAGATGCAGGCTATTCAAGTGATGATTATTCGATGCGTGGCAATTCCTATGCAAGAGGACGTGGAAGAAACGCAAAACGTGACTCTATGGGAAGATATTCCAGCGAAAATTCTTATGAAAGAGGCGGCAACAGAGGTCGTTCCGGCAGATATTCATATGACGATGAAATGTCTGATTTGAGAGAGCAATTAGAGGATATGGAGCGTATGGCAAAGGATGAGGAATCAAGAAAGATGATCCGTCAGTGGAAGATGCAGTTAGATTAAGAGGTGGATTATGATCGGCAAATCAGAGTTAATTGAAGCAAGGGAAGAATTGTTGAACAGTAAAAGCACGATCCAAAATTGTGAAAAGCTTGCGGCAGTATGCACAGTGTTAGACCATTGTTATTCCGAGGAAAAACCTGTCTTTGAGAAAGGATATTCTGGCGATAACACTGTGGGAGCGTATGGCGATTCAGAGTTTTTGCGTGGAATTGAGGGTATGAGCCCACAAGAAATCTTTCCTTTGGTCGATGAGCTTGTGACTGCCACCATGGTTTACAATCCGAGACTTTACCGAGCTTTTATCCGTAAATTGACAGGTGGATAAAAAAATGGTATAATTTATATGTTGCAGTGAAAATCAAATAGATTCTCCCAAGAAGGGCGGTACTATCAGAATGGTATCGTTCTTTTTGTTTTGTGCAAAATATATAAGTATATACATAAAATATTGTGCAATATTCCGATATTGTGTTTTTTATTATATAGGTATATACTTATATTATCAAATAAAGAAAGGGCGCTACAAAGCGTAAGGTAAAAAGCCATGTTAGTAAACGAAAAGAACAAAGAGAAAGATGTTGTCAATTGGGGCTACATCATTCGTTACAAATCAGGGAACGAGATTGAAACGCTCCCGACAGAGGATGAAGCAGCCGACAGGCTGACAGAAATCCTCTTGGATGAATGCGACATGGAAGAGGAAGGGGATGTGTACACCCTCAAAGAGAGGATGGAAGCACTCATGGATCTTTACGAGATTTGGGATCCTGCGGCTGGATCCACATTGAGAATATACTGGGATCTGAACGATTTATGTGTTTGCACATACTGACAGTAACAACCCGCCCCGGAGGTTACGAGGGCAGAAAGGAAGAAAATTATGGAAATGATGAGAAAAGAATTAGAAGAAATGCCTTTCGATAAGGCATTTGATGTAAACGGAAACGAGGAGTTGTGCCACGCAACAGGATGGCAGGTATGCTTCGGCAATCCGTCAGAACCAGCAGACTGGTGGAATGAGTATGAAGATTCCGAGGGGAATCTTCACTACGGGAGGTGATAGAATGTGGGTATTATCCGGCGAAGGAAAAGGCTACAAAAAGTGGAACTGCTCTAATTGCAATTTATTGGTCAGAAATCCACAGAAGCCTTGGTATAAATTCTGCCCCAATTGTGGGCAGGATATGAGAAAGGAGAAATCGGATGGCACATCAAACACCACATCAAACACCACAACAGAAATACGATAAAACCCACACCAAAGGGGTTTATCTTAAACTGAACAAAGAAACGGATAGAGATATCATTGAGCACCTGCAAAAGCAAGATAACAAGCAGGGGTACATCAAGAAGCTTATCCGGGAAGATATGGGGGCGTAAATGCTCCCTTTACTTTTCCACACTCATATATGGCTATAAGCCCCAAATTTGCCCCAAATTTCAATTCTAATACATTAAAGGATAATTTATACCATAAACAAATAAAATGGTCTTAAAATCGAAAATACAAAGTCAATGTACATTATTGAGGTCTTATGTACAAAAAACGTACATTTTCGGAAAGTTATTCTTTTTATATAATTTTACTTCTATAGGGACTTTCTGTAATTCCTATTATTTTGTACATAACCTACACAAAAAAGAGAAAATATACATATATAAATATATATATAATATATATAATATAAGGGCGAGTAAAAAAATGTAAAAAAATGTTTACAAGTTGAGAAAACTATGTTATTATAGATTATGGGAGGTGAGCCATGAGGAAAATTTTCGTAAAAGGTTCTCCGGAACATACGACAATCAATAATCTTGTTATCCTAATGCAAAAGTATTGGGAGACAGAAGAGAATCAAGATTATTGGAACAAATTTATGGAGGATTTACACAAATTTGTGGAAGATACTCCAGATCCAATGAAAGAGTTCGCCGCAAGATTTGGGTTGACTCTGTTGGATTACCTAGAGGACAAGCACAGGAAGGAGGTGTGAATGTGGATTTAAGTGAAAAAATATTGTGTTTCCGAGCGAAGCACAATTTGACACAGGAGCAATTAGCAAAGCTATGTCGGTTGTCAAAATTGACAATCATCAAGGCAGAGCATGGCGATGAAGTGTCAAGAATTACAAGAAAAAAAATAGAGATAAAGATGCAGGAGGTCGAGAATGGAAGTATCAATCTCGCAAATTAAACTGTTCAAAGCTTGCCGAAGAGCATATTTTCTTCGGTATGTGGAAAATCTGCATCCTGTGGCAAAGTCAAACGCTTTGCAGACGGGGAGTGATTACCATGCTTTTCTTGAAAATTTATATGCAGGGGAGATATCAACATGTGATTATTCAAAAGCCTACGCAATGGCAAAAGCTTATGAAAAGTACATCTTTCCACAACTGAATAGCGTAAAGCCAGAAGAAAAATTTTCTGTTGAAATTGCGGAGAATCTTACCTTAATCGGCAGATATGACGGAATTGCAGAAGATGGCAACCTTGTGGAACACAAGACCACAGGAGAAGATAATATCGAAGCATATATTTTCAATCTGCAATGGGATGAACAGATTTTGGCTTACATGTTGGCAAGTGGAAAAAGAAAAATATACTACACTGTATGTAAAAAGCCTACCATCCGGCTAAAGAAAGGAGAAACAGAGGAAGAATATTATGATCGCATGGTACAGTGGTACGATGCGGACACGGATAACAAGATCCGTCTTGTGGAGATCACTCGCACCGATGCAGAGGTGGAGGAGTTTAAACAGGATTTGATAAGGCTATTGCCGCACATGATAGCGTGTGAGGATGAAAATGAGTGTTACAAGAACACTTGCAACTGTACAAAATGGGGAACACGTTGCGAGTATGCAGGAATCTGCTTACATTATGACAGAGCACTGCAATATTGTGATTTTGAGAAAAGAAATAGGGAGGAATATTATGGAAATACAGAAAATGACGGATTTTAAGAGCAATGCGCCATACACTGCCTTACTCTATTGTAAGCCCGGTGTGGGTAAGAGTACCGCAATCGGATTGATTTCAGAGGCAAGCGAAGGAAATACACTTGTGCTTGACGTAGACCGCACCATCAAGCGGACACTCGCGAAGGGCGAAGTGGTAAAGGATGTTAGAAAGGTCTTTGTGGTTGAGGTTGAGAATAGAGCAAAAGGCGGTGAGGTAACCGGAACATTCGAAAGCTGGAAGACCTTACTGAAAGACGAGATTACCCCACAGTTCATCAAAGATAATAACATTACTACAGTTGCAGTAGACAACATTTCAGAGTTGGAGCGGTGTATCCTATCAGACCTTGGAGCACAGGGCAAAAACAAAGGTGTTCCAGCAATGGCTGATTATCAGTACATGCAGTTTCAACTTGTTAATTCTTTGCGGCTGATGAAATCTTGGGGAGTCAACATCATCTGGACGGCTTGGGAGACAACAGGAGCCTTTACGCACCCAGATGGCACACAGTACAGCCGGATTACACCGAAGATTTCAGAAAAGATTCTCGATAACATCTGCGGGTTATGCGATGTAGTAGGATGGATAGGAATTAACAAAGATGGAGAGCATAAGGTGTTGCTTGAAGCAACACAGAATATTTATGCGAAGAATCAAATCGACAGCAGAAAGAATTGTTTGGTTGAAGATTTTGTTAAATTTAATATAGGAGGTACGAAGTAATGAGTTGGAATTATCAAAGAACAGAAAGTGATTTTAATTTTAAGCCGATCCCGGAGGGAAAGCACCGTGTACGAATTGCAAGCGTGGAAAAGGCAGTATCAAGTGCCGGGAATGACATGCTGAACATCAAGCTTGATGTGTCCGGTTATGCAGGGTACTTGTTCACACAGATTGTATTTTTGAAAGATAAGCCGGAAGTAACGAATAGCCAGTTGACCAAATTTTATGATAGTTTCAAGGATATCCCGGACGGATCCACAGACATGTCGCAGTGGATTGGCAAGGTCGGAGCATGTCAAGTGAAGCATGAAGAATACAACGGCGACATGAAAGCAAAGGTTCATTATTTCATTCACGCAAAAGATCAGGGAAATCTTCCGGCATGGAAAGAGCCGGAAAGAAAAGGGAAGACAGATAACGCAACCGGGCAGTCAGCAAGTAATGACGGGTTTATGCAGATCCCGGATGGAGCACCGGAAGAGACCGATTTTTTCTAAAAACCTAAGCAGGGGAGAAATCCCCTGCAAAAAAAAGGAGAACGTTATGAACAATAAAAGATTGGGAAATCAATGGGAACAAGAATTTTGCAAAATTTTAGCAGACAAAGGCTATTGGGTGCATTTTATAGCCGAGAATAGAGCCGGACAGCAACCTTTTGATGTGATTGCAGTAAAGGATAATATCCCCTTTGCGTTTGACTGTAAGACGTCTGTAAAACCTATTTTCCCGCTGACAAGATTGGAGGAGAACCAGAAATTTGCCTTTGATAAATGGCTGGATTGCGGCAACGAAAATTGTTATCTGGCAGTGAAGTATGATGGGAAAATGTATCTGCTGAGATACGCAGATTTA